ATTATCTCTTCGCTCGCCTTGTCTTGTGGTGGCTATACACCCGCCCTGGCTCGCTTGCAATTGTCACAGGCCCGACTCAGACACAGATTGGTACGATCGTATGGAAGGAAATACGGAAGGCTGTCTTCAATGCTCCGATCCCTTTCAGTTCCAGGATTAGTTCTGGGGCCAAGACTTCTCCTCAGCAGGTTGACCTCGGTAATGGGTGGCAAGCTCTCGGATTCAGCACTACGAGCATTGAACGCGCGTCTGGCCAACATGCCGGTGAGTTGGCTGTATTCGTTATCGAGGGTTCCGGCATCGAACAAGAAATATGGGACGCCATTGAATCTCTTGGTTACGAAAAACTCATTATCAATGGCAATCCGATCCGTGCCGACGGAGTATTCGTCGATCTCATCCGCCAAGCTGAGCGAGACGCCAACGACGGCATCCCTAAGCGAGAAGCCGTCAACGCAATCCGCATCAAGTCCACCGAATCCCCCCACGCAGAGCTAGAAAAGAGCCCCGTTGGACTTGCAGACAAAACCTGGATCAATGCCGCAAAACGACGATACGGCGAAACCTCGCTGTGGTACAAATCCCATGTGCTCGCCGAGATCCCTGTTGTCTCGGCGGATATCCTCATTCCGATGTTCCACATTGAACTCGCGATCAATCACCGACGTCGATTCGCTACCGCCAACGATCCCGTACACGCGACCAGAAGACTCTCGTGCGATCTTGGCGAAGGTGTGGGGCGTGATTCTTCGTGCGTGCTTGTCCGGGACGACTGGGGAATCCTCGCAGTTGAGCATGGGGCCAGCCTCGGACTCCCCGAAGCCGCACAGATCATGTGGCGACTCGGGCGAAAGTGGGACATCCCAGCAAGCCAAATGAGCTTCGACAAACTAGGCATCGGCAAGAACTTCCCCAACCAGTTGGCCCGTTACCAGCTCCAGAACGCTCGCCCCTACATGGGCAATGGCCGCGCCATGCGACCGGGCGAGTTTATCGGAATCAGAAGTGAGGCCGCGTGGAAGCTCAGGCAGCGACTCGACCCGCGGCATGTGGCGGACATCCACCGGCCGCATCAGCTCCAGGAGCAGTTTCACTTTTGCGCGGGGGACTATCAGACGCGGTTGGTGGAGGAGCTGAAGCCACTGACTTATGAGTGCCATGGAAATGCGGTGAAATTGCTGGAAAAGCAGGATTGGACGGATATCTTGGGGCATTCGCCGGATATCGCGGATACGTTGATTCAATCCTTTTCATGGTGAGGAAATCATGCCAAAGAGAGCGAAGTCGAAAACCGTCGACCAGATTATCCACGAAACGCAGATGGGCGCAGTCGGCACGATCCAAGCGCGAATCCGCAACAGCGGCGTTGCCAAGAATCGTGAGACGTGTCCACATGAGAACATCGATTTGGCCCGCATGATCTGCATGGATTGCGGCATGACAAAGCAAGAATATAAGGCTCGTCTTCGTTCCTGATGCCCACCAACGACCTATCAGCCTACCGTGAAGAAGTAGAAGCCGGCCTACCCAGCGAGATCAAATACCTTGATGCGGCACTTGAAAGGCAGGCGTTCTATGATTACGAGGGGGGAAGGTATGAGAGGCGTTTTAGACGCGACGCTGAATCATCATTTGATTTCCAAGGCCGGTCTCATCGCCAGTCCGGATTTCTGCGCGAAGCGATTGGAAAGCTCTGTGGCCATCTCTACTGTCCCGGACCTTCTCGCCGTTGGTCTGAGTCAGCGGGTGACGACTTTCTACAAAAGGTTTACCGTGACAACCTCGTCAATGCTCTCATGCTACGTGCAGATTGCCTTTCGACTTTAAACGATGTCGTCGCCATCCAAATCGACGCTGGCGAAGGGGATTTCGAGAAGAAGCCGCTCACGTACAGGTTGTGGGCCAGAGAGCAGTTCTGCGCCTGGTGTGACCCTGACGAGCCTTGCGTGCCCATCGTTTGCGTCACCAAGGACATGTTCGACGGGCAGGTCAGATACCGACTGTGGAACGACATGGAAGTGCAGACGTTCCTTGGAAGGAAACTTGACCCCGGCGACGGTGGTGGCGAGCCAACGTCTGGGAGGGTTGCGGTTGCCAAGCCTGTCGGTCCACCTGAGCCACACGACTACGGTTGCCTGCCTTTCACGTTCGTGCATTACGAGCTACCGATCCAGCAGTTCTACGGCGTGGCGATCGGAGAGTTTCTCTTCAAGGCTGAGGTCTCGATCGACAACCGGCTTATGTCACTGGACGAGAGCATTGGGAAATACCTTAACCCGATACCCGTGGCCGAAGGGGTGGACGCATTATGGAAGCCAAATATCGAACCCGGCCGATGGATCAGGATGCCGCGGGCTGCGCCAACCATCAATGCAGAAGGCAACTATGAGCCGGGCGAGTTCGCGCGGCTCTACTACGTGCAGGCCGAGATTCAAGTCACCGCGGCCTGGGAAGACCTCAAGAACTATATCGAGCAGGCCATCGAGGCGGCGGACATCCCCAAGTCGGCCGTGCGAATGGAACAGATGGGGGTGGCCAGCGGGATCAGCCTTATCGTCGAACAGGAGCCCTTGCTCAAGCGCGCCGAAGGGCGGCGGATCACCTACACGACCTACGAGGATGACCTTGGCCAGCGAAGCCTCACCTGCGCGGGAAACCACTACGGCAAGCCCGAGCTACTTGCCGCAGCCGAGAAGGGCGCCATCGTCGCTGTGTGGCCACAGGCGAGGCTGGCCGTCAACACCCCGGACAAACTCGAGATGGGCATGCAGGAAGTGCAGGCGGGACTCAAGAGCCACTTGCAGTTAATCCAGGATTGGTACAATGTCGGCCGAGAGGAAGCACTCGAGATCGTGAAGCAGATCCAAGAGGACACGAAGGAGCTTGCGAAAGCCTTCCCCGAGATGGCAGCGGCCAACGCGTTGCCTGACCCGGAGAAGGAGCATGAGCAAACTCTTGAACAGATCGCAGCCAAGCAGAAAGGCGCGGGATGATACTCGCCATCAGTGAAGACGATCTGAAGGAGCTTCACAGGACGCTTACTGAGAAGATACTTGAGGCCGACCGGAAGTATGTGGCCGAAAAGAAGGGTTATAGCCTCCAGTACGAATGGTGGTGGGGCTATACCGCAGCCTTGACGTGGGTACGAGACGATCTACTCGAACTGGAGAACCCAGACCAATGAGCGAAACAGCAACAGTCACCGCGCCAACCGACGAACTCACCAAGCTCCGCGCTGAACTGGCGGCACTCAAGGGCGAGACCGCGAAGAAGCAGCTACAGGACGAGATCGCGGCCACGCAACGAGAGCTCAGCGGCCAACCCCCGCATCCTTCGGAGCGGACTGATCCGAAGGTGAAGGCCACATTTGACAAGGCGGCTGTGGTCGCCAAGAGTCTGAACGAGAAGGGCTACATGGGCTCCGATACCTGGCATCCGCATGGCCACATCGACCCGGTAACCAAGCAGGAAGTGTGCGAGCTTCACACGCACGGCTCTGATCAGAAATTGTCCAAGTGGGAGAACCTGGGATGAGCGAGACGGCAGTAGTCAACACAGAGGGAGCCCACGCGATCGCCAGGCGTATGGCCAAGACGCTGGAGCTGAAGAACGCCATCGGGAACCTGACGACCCAGCGCGACGAGGCCAACAAGCGCGCCGACAAAGCCGAGAAAGCTTTGACGGACTATCAGGCCAAGCAAGAGGCCAGCCCGCTGAACAAACAGGTGGGCCAGCTCAAGCAAAAGCTGCGTGATGTCGAGCACCGCAAGACGTTCGACGAAATCGCAAAAGACAAGGGCGTCACCAACCCAAAGGCCCTTGAGACGCTCTACGAAAAGAGTGGCTGGAAGGCCGACAACGACGAGTTCGACGCCGACGAGATGGGCGCGACCATCGACGCTGCTCTTGAGGAGCACAGCTACCTCAAGACCGTAGTGCAGGAGGTGGCACAGAACGGCGCGCCAGCCAAGCCTGGGGCGGCCAAGGGGCAGGGCACACGAAGCACAAAGCCGCATACCGATCCGGCCGTCATCGAGGACGATGATCCTCGGATGAATGACGCCGTATGGCAGATGCGCAACCCTGACGCAATGGCTGCATCTTCTAACGCCAAACGGGCGCGGGGTGACTTCGACCCCGGCAAATACAAGACGATCTTGATTGAAGAAAACGGAGTCGCGGCCGATCATGCTTCGATCGGTCGATAACGTCTAACGCCCGGCTTGTCCGGAGGCTGGCGGGATACCGGCTCAACATCCTATCACTTCCACGTTGCTACCCGGCGCGTGAGGCCCGTAAGGGCTTGGCCACAATCCCCGTGGGGTGATTAGTGGCTAACCAGATTACTGCCTTTCTGGAGCGGCTTACCGCCGCACAGGGGGAGTACAACAAGGCCAAGGTCGGCGAACTGTCCGCGATGGACAGCGTCTACCTTGACTTCCGTGCCGAAGTGGCACGAATGGGTCAAACCATTCGAGCCTACTACCCGGATTTGCTGCCGTTCACGGACCAAGCCGCGAACGACTGGAATCCTGATCCGCTCAACACGAACTATGTTGATGTCCCGTTCGGTCAACGGCCGGGCAAGGCCATCATCATCCGCGACTTTGAGCAGTTTCAAACCAACACCGACATCATCGAGCAATATCTTGATCCGATGTATAAGCGTGCGCTGGAATTTGCCAACGGGGCGATTTTCAGCCAGGTCAACCAGACGAACTTCAACACCACGGCCCAGGTGGCGGGCAGTGGTCTTTATCCATCGTACGTGCCGATCACCACGGCGCCGTCAACCGTGGATGTCGGCTCCGCGAAACTGGC